GTCACCGGTAATGTCACTGGGAATGCCAGCACTGTTACTAATGGGGTGTATACAACTGGCGCGCAAACTATTGCCGGTGTAAAAACATTTTCTGACTCTCCTGTAGTTCCTACAGCATCGCTGAATGACAACACAACTAAAGCGGCGTCTACTGCGTTTGTTGTTGCTCAAGTGACTGATTATGCGCCATCAAAATCTGGAACAAACGCAACAGGAACGTGGGGAATTAGTATCAGTGGCAATGCTGCAACAGCCACCAATGGAATTACAACTTCAAACATTTCCACCTATGCGCCCAGTCCAACTGGTACTGGTGCCAGCGGAACATGGGCGATCAGCATTACCGGTAATGCTGCTACGGCAACATCGGCAACGACTGCAACGACTGCATCAAATGGCGGTGTTACTAGCGTAAATGGTCAGACTGGTGCTGTAACGCAAACCTCTGTCGATTCAATTGGTAGCTATGTTGTTGCTTTGTATGCCGTAACGCATCCGGGTGATGGCATTAGTAGTAAGCCTCTTAATGTTGGCGATACTACTGCCGGATCAAATTTGCGTTATAACTTTTCGACATATTTAACTGCCCCTAATGATTTTACTGGTTATTACATTAGAAGCTACCCTAACACAACATATGGTGGCGGTGGTACAGCGTTATCAGGAACTTGGAGATGTATGGGAAGACCATCATTCGGTTGGGATAATGATTTAGGATATATTTGGAATCCTGGATTGTTTGTACGGGTGTCATAATGAGCGAAGTCGAACAACTCCGATCTCATGTTGAGAAGTTGGAAAACAAGGTAGATGCCTTGAATGACAGCATCAAAGACCTTGCAGAAGCGTGGAAGACTGCTCAGACGCTAGTCGCTTTCATGCAGTGGCTGGCAGGTATCGGAGCGGCTTTGCTTGTGCTAAAGGCTGCTTGGGACGGTTGGATTAGGTAATGCTCGATCCAGTTACCCTACTTGCTACAGCCACGGCTGTATTCAATGGCCTGAAAAAGGCTGTTGAGATCGGTCGGGAAGCTGAAGACGTTTTCGGTCAACTGGGCAAGTGGGCTGGCGCTGTATCTGATCTCCAAGAGTGGATTAAGACAGAGGAAGAGCTAGCAGACAAGCCACCTCCTATCTTTAAGAAACTGGTATTCAACAAGTCAGCAACTGCTGAAGCGTTTGATACCTACGCTGCCAAGATCAAGATCGCGCAGATGGAGGAAGAGATCCGGCATATGTTTACGCTGGGTGAACTCTGGTGGCTTGGAAAAGATGGGTATAACGAATTCCTGATGATGCGTCGGTCGATCAAGGAAAAGCGCGAGAAGATGGTTTATGAGCAGATCCGTAGACGAAAAAAGCTGCTGCGGATGGTTTCTGATTACGCATTTCTGGTTTTTATCCTGTTCTTTGGCGGTCTGATTCTTTACCACATCATAATGTTTGCGATTGAGCAGTCATGAGCACAGAAGAGATTGAGGTTCGTGTTTGGGCTGTTATCGCGCTGAGTCTCGTGGGTATTCTAGTTTTGTCTGTCATTTCAATCATCGGTGGCGTTCTATTTGTCGAACACGACATGGAGCGCATCAGCCCGATTGACACTCAGTTGATCGCTATCCTGAAAGACATCATGCTACTGGCGATTGGCGCTGTAGGCGGGATCGTTGGTCGTAAAGGCGCCTATGCCGCAGCCAACATGATCAAAAAGGAAGATGATGCTAGCTCTAGGCCCACTGCTTGAAGTCGGATCAAAGATCCTAGACAAAGTTCTCCCTGACCCGGAGGCAAAAGCCAAAGCTCAAGCCGAGCTTGCCAAGTTACACCAGGACGGTGAATTGGCAAAGATGGCTAATGAGACAAAGCTGTTTGAGGTAGAGCAAAACAACCTCACAGAACGGCTGAAGGCTGACATGGGTAGCGATAGCTGGCTATCCAAAAACATTCGGCCAATGACTCTTATCTTTATCCTCGCTGGCTACTTTACTTTTGCCATGATGTCTGCATTCGGAAAAGACACGAATGAGTCTTATGTGCAACTATTGGGGCAGTGGGGGATGTTAATTATGTCGTTTTACTTTGGCGGCAGGACATTGGAAAAAATCATTGATATGCGGAACAAGAAATGAAGTTCGATATTTGCTTTCACCACGTTATCAAGCACGAAGGCGGTTACGTTGACCACCCATCTGACCCAGGTGGAATTACTAACTTGGGAGTCACTAAAGCAGCGTGGGAAGAGTACCTAGGCAAAGAAGTATCAGCGGATGATATGCGAGCACTTACACCGGAGGGTGTCAAGGGTTTCTACAAAACGAAATATTGGGATGTTATAAAAGGTGATGAACTACCTCCTGGTGTTGATTATGCTGTTTTTGATTACGCCGTAAACAGTGGGCCAGCCAGGGCTGCTAGAACGCTCCAGGAATGCGTTGGAGCGACGAAAGACGGTTCCATTGGTCCCAAGACTATCGCGCTGGTAAAGGAGCGTGATGCGGCTAAATTGGTTCAGGACGTGTGTGATGCAAGGCTAGTATTTTTGCAACAACTGAGACACTTTGAGACGTTTGGACGAGGCTGGGCGCGTAGGGTTGCTGAGGTGTCTCGCAACGCGGTCGAAATGACAAAGTGATTCCATTCAAGATTGCTCGAATAAACGGTCGAAACTGGTCAATTACTGTCCTAGATAAGATCGATCACTCGGAAGAGTGCATCGGTCTGTGTGACCATGAAACCAGAAAAATAATGCTAGAGAGCGGGAGCAAAGGAAAACTCCAAGACTCTTTGTTTCATGAGATGGTCCATGCGGCCTGCCCGTCACTGACGGAGGAACAGGTCATGGAAGTTGAGAGAGGAGTCTTCGCTGTCCTCGCGGACAATCCCAAAATACGAAGGTGGTTATTTTCAAATGAAGCTAGTTGAAGACGATCAATTCTGGGCAGCTTATGCTATAGATCCAAGACCTACAGCAATGGCTAAAAGACTCGGCGTAACGGTCAGATCAGTACAGGGTAGGTTGAGGCGAAAGGGTGTTGAGGGTCTACCGCACCACTCAGAAAACCTGGATCTTGCAGTTGCAAAGATGGGGGTCAGTGGACGGGTCGAGATTGAGTGTCAGAACAGCAAAATCCTTGTTTTTTCTGACGCGCACTTTTGGCCTGGATACTTCTCTACTGCGTTCAAAGCGTTGCTGAAGGTCATTAAGATTGAGAAACCATCGTTCATCGTCTGCAATGGCGATGCGTTTGATGGTGCCCAGATCAGTAGATTTGGAAGGCAGATGTGGGGCAAAGCCCCGACTGTCATGGAAGAACTGAAAGCAGTCAAGGAGCGTCTTGAAGATATAGAAAAGATTGCCAAGGGCGCAAAGCTGCTGTGGCCGTTGGGCAATCACGACGCACGGTTTGAGACTGCTCTGTCCAACAAAGTCTCTGAATTTGAAGGCGTAGACGGATTCCACCTTAAGGATCACTTCCCTCTGTGGACTCCATGCTGGTCTGTGTTCGTAAACCAAGATGTAGTCATCAAACACCGGATTCGTGGTGGTATACACGCAACCCGAAACAATACGCTGAATGCTGGTCGGTCAACCGTGACCGGACACCTGCACCAGTTAAAGGTGACTCCGTTTTCAGACTACAACGGTGTCAGATACGGAGTTGACACCGGAACGCTTGCAGACCCGTATGGGCCGCAGTTTGCCTATATGGAGGATTCCCCGGTGGACTGGCGCTCTGGGTTTGTCAGTCTGTCGTTCAAGGACGGAAAGATGTTGTACCCCCAGATCGCACAAGTACGATCCGAGGGTGAGGTCGAGTACAAGGGTGAAATCATCACGGTTTAGCGTTATCCGTGATGAGTCTGTCGATGTACCACTGAGCTTTTTTCAGATCCTCCACTCCGTTCTTCTGCTTCCAGCGCCACAGGTACTTGATAGCGTTTGCGGTGCAAACAGCGTCTAATCCCTGTAAATCATGCGTGGCAGCAGCCAAGGCGTCTATACACTCGACAGAGCCTTGTTTGTAGTGCGATGGATTGACCGGATCAGAATGGTAGGTCATCATCTTCACCGGGGTTTCGAGCCTTTTTCGGCTCATCCTGTCGTGGCTCCATCAGGCTAGCCCAGCCGTCCCAGCCAAGCGGAATCGTCTCCAACTTCAGGCTCATCTTTCCTGACTTTGTTTGGATGACAGACCCGATTTTGATCCACTTGGTTTTCTCCGACCCGTCTTTGGCTGTGTACTTCTCACCTGCTGCGGTCACTTCGTATAGGACTGGCACTTGTCAAACTCCTTCTGAACATCGTTGAGAAAATTAATTACACCTTCTTCCAGCTTGTCGATCTCTTCCTGCTTAGGTTCAAACCTGACCACAAAAAGCTGAAGATGCTCAGGCAATCTGTCGTCGAAACTTACAAAATCGCACCATTTCCGCTTTGTGCAGGCCAGTTGAGCCAGCATCTGACGCTTGTACTTTGACGGCACTTTGCCGTACAAAATATAGTCAACGTGGGTTGTTGAGTTGGGGCACTTGATCTCGACTAGACCCTCATCTCCGACAAGACCATCGGGGCTGGCACCAAACCACTTTATATCTGGATGGGTATAGAAGCCTGCCTTGTTTACGAATCCGTGTTTGGTTTCGTAAGCCATTCGAGCGACAGGCTCCAGGTCTGTTCCGCGTTGCATTGCTGCGGATGAGAATGATTCCTGCTGCTGGCTTGTCAATCGTTCTGTCACCAGTTGGATGAGGTAGTTCCGTCTTGCTGCTGTCTCTGGGCCTGCTAAAACATCATTCATACGTGATGCTGTAGCAAAGCCCAGACGGGCGGCAAACCACTCGTCTGAGCGTTGTTCCATCATGAAACCCTAAGCACTTCAATTGTTGTTTTGTTTGATGAATAAACTATAGATCCAGGCCCCCAAATTCTATGCGCGTATTTGCCCATTGCTTTTCCGACATCCGCGATTGTTTCAAAGTCATATTTCTTGAAGTATTCAAAATCCAGAGTCACAACATCACCAAGCTTCATTGATGCGAGCTTTGGGTTAAAAATTTGATCTATTGATCCTCTCTTGCGTCGCATCCTAATTGCTGGCTTATTGATTTCAAGTTTTCCAAACTCTCCAAATTCCGAAATTATCTTGAATTCACATTTCATAGCTTCAAGAATTTTTACTGCTTTGTTCAAAAAAATCCTTTGAGACAATTTTGAGTTATCCATCACGCAATCTCCAGCAACTCACCCTTGCGTTTGTCTTTGGCTGCGTCGATAGCCTTCAGAGCCTCAGCATCGCCTTGGAACGACTTAAAAGCCTTGGCATAGATAACCTTCAGGTCTTCCATCGATCCAGCCTCTGAGAGCGTTTTACAGGCTCCTGCGGCATCCAGCGGTTTCATGGGCTTTTTGCTTGCAGCGTTACCGTCATCATCTTCTGGTGCGATGCCGGTCACTGCCATAAGGCTATAGCGACGGGCGTAACTCAAAGATGAGCCGTAGCCTTGTGCGTCTTGCTTGCTTGCAGGGACGTGCAGCTTGCCTCCTGACAGTGTTTCGCCTGACTCATGGATAAGCATAGTTTCGACGATGACTCCGTTGTCGCACTCGTGCGTTAGCTGAGTAAGAAAGATCCCGTTCTTGTTCAGACCGTCAATAACTGCCTCTACAACGGCGGCGAGGTCAGCGTACTTAGACCGAAAGTGTGGGTTGACGCTGGTCTTCAATGCTGGCCCGAATGCTTGCTGCGCTTTGACGAGCGCGGATGCGATGTGCTTCATTGTCTGTTCTCTCCGAAATAGGTTTCCACCCGAATTTGCGCCATGTTTGCGTTACGTCTGTGGCGGCGCTTGATACCCAGACAAAGCTGGGGTCACAGATCATAGTGCCATTGCTGCGACCAGGATGACGAAGAACATTGTTGCAGCAATGCTGAACAGCGTTCCCTCAATGATCTTCTCTTTCATCTCCTGCTCTTCTTTGTAGCGTTGCACTTCAGCTTCCCAGCGGTTCTCGTCGTTCTCTCTCATTTGTCGCTCCTCAAGAAAAATTGAATGTTGGCTTGCATGGTCAGAACGTCATCAAAGTAATCAATCCCAGCTGCCTTCATGTACTCGCTGCTTTGGTGGCAATGCTCCCTGTCAAACTTCGCCATTTTGTCGAGCACTTCGTACAACTGCTCTAGAGTCTTGATCAGCATTTGCTTCCCCGTGTTGTGTTGCAATGGTTGTCATTATGCCTACGTTTTTGTGTTGTGTGTAGAAATATTTTTTTATAGGTTTTGTTGTTGTATTAGCAAAAAACTATAGGCTCTGTTTGCAACGTATCAACCCATAGTGTACCATCCGGGCAGGAGGTGTCAACATGGACAGTCAAACAGCATTGAAGGTGGCTGCAGCGTATCTCGGTGGGACTAGCAGGCTAGCGGCTCATTTGGAGTTGAGTCGGCAGGCGATCTACAAGTGGCGTGACTTTGGAATCCCTCTCAAGCGAGCACTGGAGATTGAGCGTCTGACAGAGGGTCGAGTGAAGGCTTCTGATCTATGTCCTGGAGTGTTCAATGGTCAGTCTGACGGCAAAAAGCAAAGCGCACCTGAGTGATCTCGGGTATCTAGTTGCGACGGTAGAGCACTACAACGCTTTCACCAAGCGCAAGCACGACCTGTTTGGCTGTATCGATCTGTTGGCAATTGGAAACAATGAAACGGTTGCTGTGCAGGTTACTAGCAAATCCAACCTGTCAGCCAGGAAACACAAGATCGAGGATGCTGACGCATATCCAGAGATGTTGAAGTCTGGCTGGAGGGTTGTCCTTCATGGCTGGTACAAGGAGGGCAACCGCTGGCATATGAAGGAGGTGGAGCTGTGATCATTCCGCTCGTCAACGACAATGCCAGGAAACAGGCTTTAGAGGCTGTTAGAGACGCTAAACCCGGTTGGGTGGTGTCCATCTCCAAACCCAACAGAACAACGGCTCAAAACTCGCTTTATTGGGCTGTCCTGCATGAGATCGCAAATCAGATCAAACCAGGGTCAGAGTACAGTGCGGAGACTTGGCACGCCTACTTTAAGGCTTTGTTCTTGAATGGCCGAGTGATTGAGCTTCCGAATGGCAAGGTTGTTGAGCAGGAGCCGACTACAACGGGGATGACGACTGCTGCCTTCTCGGACTACGTGGAAAGGGTGATTGCATGGGCGACGGAGAAGGGATTGACCTGGACGGACGACTTGCGTGCTATGCGTGCGGAAAGAGACACGATTCAGCGATTGCCAAGTATCTACCAGACGGAACCGTAGTCGGACTGCAAAGTAATGCGTTTGCATTGTATTGCGAAGCGCAGTACGTCCTGTCAAAAAGAAGCAAAGAAAAGCGGCGTGAGTATTTAGAGCGGGTAGAAAAATCACGCGGGATATCAGGGAAAGAGGAACTCCAACGCGAAATTATGAGGTGGCACAATGTACAGAAACAAGGCACTGCTCCGGGCGGTCGCTAGCCTACCGTGTCAACTGTGCGGGAAGGAAGGCGAGACACAAGCAGCTCATGCTAACTGGACGGAGTACGGAAAAGGCATGGGGATCAAGGCGCACGATGTTTACTCAGCGGCATTGTGTGTACATTGTCACGCCAATATAGACCAGGGTTCCAAATTGTCTTACGAAGAACGTAAAAGTCTGTGGGAAGCTGCGTGGCGCAAGACCATGCTAGTGCTGTTTGAGGACGGACTGGTGGTGATCAAATGAGAGCACGTATCCAATGGGCTACACCAGATATTGACCAGCAGATCCTATACATCGCTCGGGTGAGCAATCCGAAAGATCAAGCGTCTGGCAAGACTGGGCTTCTGCGTTACCTGATGGAACACGGTCACGTATCTCCGTTTGAGATGGCTAACGTCTGTATGCAGATCGATACCACTCGGGATATTGGAAGGCAAATTCTGCGGCACAGATCGTTTTCGTTCCAGGAATTCAGCCAGCGATATGCCAGTGTCCACTACCTGCAGAGTGGAAGTGTCACTAGAGAAGCGCGATTGCAGGATGTCAAGAACAGGCAAAACAGTCTTCCAACCGCTGATCAGGATCTGGAGCGCTGGTGGTCTGCTGTACAGGCTGGGATTGCTCGGCAGTGCGATCAGGCGTACTCCGAGGCATTGTCCAGGGGTATCGCAAAGGAACAGGCTAGGGCGATCCTTCCAGAGGGTCTGACAACGTCTCGTTTATACATGAATGGGACTATGCGCTCCTGGATTCACTATTTGCAGCAGCGATTAGATCCAACCACACAGAAGGAACACAGGGAGCTGGCAGGAGAGATCTTGGCGCAGTTGCGTTTTGTTGCGCCGATCACTATGGATGCGTTTTTTCCGGACAACAGCTTGAGTTGCGCTTGATTTTGTAAACCTATAGAATGCTTTTGTTGGCGTCGAAACCGACAGAGTAAGGCCGCTTAATGCTATCTCCGCCCTGTCCCAAAAGATGGGGTTTCGACCGGGGGTAGCACTAAGCGGCTTTTTTCATTTCTACGCCATCCGTTCCGCTCACGAAGTAGTGCACCTGCATGGGTGCCAGCGGTAAACACCGGCCAATCCTCACCCTGATTGCGAGCCGACCAGCCTGTCTGCGAGGGACTGGTGTAGATGTTGGAGACAGCGGTGGTAGACCACTCCAGCATCGAAACAATCGCAGCCTCCGGGTACTCTGGCCCTATCACAGGATGGTAGAGGCGGGAGAGGTGGAAGCCAGTCCTGTGCTCCACCCTGGGGAAGTTATGTCTCAAGAGATCAGAGATAAAAGAAAACTATAGAAACAGACAA